TTCTTGGTGTAGTCCTTGCGCACCTGCGCCATGGCGCGCTGCACGTCAGGCGGCGAGTTCTTGTAGATCGCGTCCCAGCTCTCGCCATCATTGAGGCCTTCCGGCTCGGCAGGCGGGGTCTCCTTCGTGGTGTCGCGCCGCTCAGCCGTGGCGAGCACGGCCTCGATCTCGGCCTCCCAGCTCGTCATCGGGTTGCGGTTGCCGACATTGTCGGGGAGCCCAGCCTCTTCCGCGAGACTGACCTCCGCCGTGTCCGCCGAAACGGGTGCGGTGGTCTCGTTGTTCATCATGCACGTCCCATGAAAAGGGCGTCGAGGCCGTTCTCGGCACCGCCCTGGTATTGAAGGCCCTTGTCAGGCTTGGGCCCCATGCCCTTGCCCTTCTCTTCCTTCATGTCCTCACCGAACTCCGAGCCCATGGTCTCGGGGCTCTGCATTTTCTTGATGAAGGTCTTGTCCTTGGACAGCTTCTCGATGATGCCGGCCAGGATGAGCACGTCGCGGTCGGTGCCGACGACGCCCAGGTCGATGTTCGCAGGCACACCAGCCTGCTGAGCCGCGTCGGCCAGCATCGCGATCCCGCGCACGAAGTCGGCCGGAAACTCGGTCACGTCAGCGCTGAACTTCGGGTAGTCGCCCACCTGGCCCATCGCGACGAGCGCCTTGTTGTAGGCGTCGACAAGGCCGTTCATCGACCGCGCCGTGAAGTTGCCTTTCGGAGCACCCGTGGCGAAGAAGTCGAGGGCGCCCTTCTCCTTCTCCTGCCCGATGTTCTCCATCTCCATGTCCATCGCAGCCATGTCGGCCTGCATGTTCTTCGGAGGAATCGCCATGGTCACACCTCTACTGGGGGAAAGGCCCGCTCGGCAGCGAGACCCACGTTGTTGGTTTCGGTCATCACCTTCGTAAAGGTGCTCACCTGCCTATCGTGCTCTTCCTTCTCACGGGTGACCCTGGCGATCTCCCGCTCGACTTCACCGTCCTGCACTTCCCGCAGCCCGCGTTTCGCCATGACGGCCTTGCGGTGATTCTCATCGCGCAGCTTGAGGTTCAACCCGCGGTCGTGGTAGCCGTCCCACTTGGTGTCGCCCCAACTCCAAGCCGTGCGCGCAGGGGCGCTGACCAGCAGGTTGGATTCGTGGCCACAAGGGCACTCGATGTTTGCCGGGCGGTCTTGATGCTTGAACAGTTGTTCTGTTTCAAGACCACACTTGCCACACTTGTACTCGTAGATCGGCATCAGACGACGCCTCCGGTGGGAAGGACTTGGCTCACACGAGCCGGCCCGGGGTTGAGACCAGCGACGGCGAGGTCAGGCGGGACCGGCGCACCAGCCTCCTGCCCAGGCAGCGAGGGCGGAACAGCAAGGGGCCCAGGCGCGGGCGCTGTCTCAATGAAGTCCTCCGGCAGGTCGAAGCTGCGGACCAGCATCTTGAGGATCTTCTCGGGCTTGACGCCAATGCCTTGCAGCACGGGGATCAAGGTCAAGAACTCCTGCTTCTTCACGGCCTCCGACATCGGCGTGGTGCCGCTGTCCTGGGCGAAAACCGCAAAGTCTCCATTGAGGTCGTCGGACTGCACGGTCACGGCCTTGCCAGCAAGCCGCACCAGCTCAGTGTCTTCACCAAGCATAGTCGACACCATCACGAGGTAGGTGCTCGCTGTGCCCGAAATGGCTTCGTCGCGAGCACGCGCCATGCGACCGATCTCGCTGGCGGTGTAGGCGGCCAGGGCCTGCACCTCGGTAGCGGTCGCCTTGGTCGCTTCGCCACGGGTGAAGGGCGCGATGACGCTCCCGCGCGCGAAGTCGTCGTCCACAATGTTGGCGTAGTTCTGAAGCTCCGGCGGCACAGGCGAATGGGGGATTGGGATGATGGTCCCAGCCAGCGCCTGCCCAGGCGACAGCTCGATCTCGATGAACTCGCCGTCCTGGCCCTGCGCGATCTTCGCCATGGACTCGGGGTCCAGCACGCCCTTCTCCACCATCCACTGCCGAGCGGCCTTGCGGATGCCCTGCGCTTGGAAGGTCCGCATGGTGTTGGTTTCGCGAATCTGGTCGTAGACCCTGCGCAATGCGCTGTACCCACGCAACGGCTCGTCGGGCTCACGCGACATGTAGAGCGGGATCAATGGGATTCGCGCTTGGTCGCTGGCGGTGCGGAATGGGATCTTGTCGAACTTGACTGTTTCTTCGGCGTCGGTGCCGATGTCGAGCTTGACGCCGTCGTAGAGCCATTTGTCCGGTTGGTAGTCGGGCGACCACACGTAGAACTTGTCGCTCTGCATGTCGTAGACCTCGACCACGATGATGAAGCGCACGTTGTCGGGCGTGGTTGCGGAGTCCGCCCCGCGCCGAAGTGCAGGGACTTCGTCGTCCTTGTCCTGGTAGTCGATGAAGCGCGTGAAGGTGCGCTCCGCAAAGTGCTTGTTGCCATACCGCTTTTTCGCAATGTCCAGCGGCAGGTAGTAGCGATGGGCGCAGTAGCGCTGGGTCTCCCAACTGCTGGCGGTGTCGTCCACGATCACGTCCCAGGGCGCGACCGCGGTGGGTTGCACGCGCATGAGAACGTCGGTGTTGTCGGTGGTCGACAGCTTCACAGCCGAGAACGGGTAGATGAGGCTCAGCCGCAGCGCGTCCTCGAAGACGTTGCGGGTGCGCTTGAGCCAGAAGTTGGCGACCTCCTGGCTGACTTGAGGATCGCCTTGGTTGCGGAGGTCGGCCTGGATGATGACGCTGGGATCTTTGACGAAGAGGCTGGCGATGTAGGACTCGATCAGCTCGTACCCACGGCTGGTCTCGATGAGCAGGTTCTCGTCCATGTTGCGGCCCTTGTGCCAGTACCGCATGAGGTAGGCGTTGCGGAGCCGGCGCATCTCGGGGCGACGTTCCTCCCACCACGAGTTGTGCGCGTCGTAGATGCCAGCAAAGTCAGCGGCTTTCATTGCGATCTCCAGGGAGTGGCCGACTTCCTAATGCGCCGAACACGAGCTGCCTTGATGGCGTCAGTCATGCGGTGCTCGGTGGCCTCTCTCCGCAGCGATGGAGAGGTGTCCCGAACCGCACGATAGGCCAGTGCCAACGCCATGGCAAGATCGTCGTGCAGGCCGGATGGGGCCTCGGGTGTGACCTTCAGGATTTGGATGGACCGCAGCTCTTGCAGCGTGCTCTGGTCCAGGCGGAACAGGATCTGGTTGGCGACCATCTCGCGCAAGGTGTCGTAGGCGTCGATCTTCGACTTGGCCGTCGTGGTCCACACCTTGCCGTCTCGGTCAGCCCACACCTTGCGGTATTTCAACCTGGCAAGTTCGCGTAGAACGACGTGCCCGTGGTTGTTGGATTCGCACAGCACGAGCGCGTTGTTGTAGCGCTGTGCCACGGTGGCCACACGTTCTGCCCAAGCGTGAGGTGCGAGGGTGTTGTTGCGCTCGATGTAGACCGGCTGTCGCGTGCCCACGGCGACAACGGCCAAGGCCGAGTAGTCCTGGCCGACACCACCGCCCACGTCAACGCCCATGGTGTAGACCTCGTCTTCGACCGGCTCCTCAAACTCACGCTGCGGACTATCAAACCAGACCTGCTCGATCTTGTCGAGGTCGTCGGAGTTGAAGTAGGTGCTGTCGCGAGACAGGAAGGCGTCGTCAAGACAGGCCGGATACTCACGTCGAAACTTGGTAAGTCCAAGCGTTGCAATCTGTTGGCGCCGCCACCAAAGCTGTGCGTCATCAAGCCCATAGCGGATGGACAGCTCTCGTTCTTCGCCTGTGCGCTCCCATCCTTCGGGAAGCTGGTCGTCTCGGTAGGGCTCGTGCTCCCACCACCAATACGTGAAGACATGCCAGCCGTTGTCGGGCGCCCCGTCGATGAGCCGATGGAAGGCATCGCCCGGGGCGTTGACCGTGCTCTCAATGATGAGCGGTCCCTCGCCAACAGTCGACATCGACTGCGCCAGGACCTCGTCGGCGTCGTTGTAGAAGGCGAACTCGGAGAGGTGCCCACCCGTAAACTCAAAGCTGCGGGTGCCGCCTTTGCCGCCGGTCGTGAAGCTGGAGAAGCCGGCCCGGGTGTCAGCGAAGATGGTGTCCTCGGCGCTGTCCACCAGCAGCTCTCGCTTCAACAGCGTCGGAAGCTCTTTGAGCCAGCGCTGATCGAGGTTCTGCCGAAGGTTCTTTGCCGACCGCTCGTGGAAGCTGAGCACAGCGAACGTGTGTGGGTCTTTGCTGATGTAGGCGCGATGAAACTGCCAGGCCCTGACCGCTGTGGAAATGCCGACCTGTCGCGCTTTGATGACGATGACCCGGTTGTGCCGATCCAAAAGATCCATCAACCGGCGCTGGGCTCGGTTGGGGACGAACGTCTCGAACTTCTGCGTCTGCTTGTTTTTGATGCGCAGCAAGCTCAGAAACATAAACCGATTGCCCAGCAACTTTTGCACGTCGCTGTGCATGTAGGTCGGGATGCTTTCCGGGATGTGGATCACTCGTTGTTCACCACAAGTCTGAGCACGTTGTTCAGTTCAATCTCAGCGGGGTCGCTGGTTGTGGCGGTCTTACCAGCTTCGTACAGCACCCACTTCGCCAGATCGACCGCTGTGCGGTTGCCGATGCCCGTGCGCAGAGTCCGTTGCAGCACGCGCACGGCGTCACCACGAAGACGGCGGATGGCCTCATCACGCTGCGAATCGGTCAAGGTGCCGTCGATCACTTCGACCTCGACAACCTCTGGTTGCGCAATGGGCAGGAGCCGGTTCATGCTGCTTCCTCCTCAACCTCGGTGGGTTGGCTGACCGTGATCTCCGCGGTCCACCACAAATGCGAGCAGGCCTTGCAACGCCGCTTGCGGATGACAGCTTCGGGGTACTGAGCCGCCGCTGAGCGCAACGACTTCGGCACCTTGTCCCGCGTGGCCAGGACCTGGTGGTCTTCGCTGTTGCACGACGGGCACGTCATACAAACACCCCAACCTTGAGCCCAACACGCATGGCGGCAAGGGCATCTGCCAGCGCATCGTGAGCTGCATTGCCCGGCCCCTCCACGAGCAGAAGCTGGCAGGCCTCGACGAGCTTGACCTTCTTTGGCTTGCTCAGGAAAGCCCCAGCCGCTTGCATGATGCAAGGCCCCCAGTAGCCCCCCGGAGCCCAGCCCATCCGAGCGATCATCAGCTCGTCAAAGCTCACGTTGTAGGCGTAGAGCAGCGGGCGCCCATAGCTCAGCCACTTCTGCTTCAGCTTCTCTACGCTGGCGGCCATGGTGATCGCGTGCTCCTCCAGGGTGGCGAGGCTGATCCCGTGCACTGCCTTTGCCCGAGCGAACTCTGCGGTGTCGATGGTCTTGGGCATCACGTACCAGCAGTCCGTGTGAACCAGGTTCCCTTCCCCGTCGATGACGACGATGGCGACCTGGATGGGGACGGCGAACTGGCTGTTGGGAAGCCCGGTGGTCTCGGTGTCAATGATCATGTGGTATGGCATGCACTATGTATAGCGCGGCTGTTGCAAAACGCAACACATTTAGCGGGCGGGTGGTTGGTATCCCCCTCGGTTTGTGAATACGCCCGGGTCAACGCGCGCTATTCTTTTAGGTAGAGCTTTTGCGCTACTAATGACGCGGCCACCATGCCCTCAACCCGGCCCGCGCGCAGGACGACCCCCTACCTGCCCCGCGAGGCAAGGAGACCCCCTACCGAAAGGAGTGGCGGTTGAACCTGCATCGCTCACATTTGGTAGGGGGTGTAGGGGGCATAGGGGGTGGTTTTGCAAAAGGGTACGGAGCTGTACGACAGCTCAAGTGCCGGCCCAGCGAGACGGCGAAGCATCTCTGCATGCTGCTGCTCCTATTCTCTTCTAATAGGTACTATAAGTCCTATACCCCCTACTGGACCAGGTTTGAACTGGGTTTTGTCTTGTAGGGGGTGTAGCGAGGGGGTCGAAGGGCCTCGGACCCCCTACACGCCGCAACGAGCGAACCTGCATTATTCGCCGCGCTACATATGATTGCGCAATAATGCAGTTTCAACCTGGGTGCTATAAAAAACACAGCGCTATTAGCTTGACCCTCGGCACAGCTTGCGCTACATATGCTTCATGGAGATCGACACCATGACTCGCCGCTTCACCACCCACGTTTACAAAGACGGCGCCATCTTTGAGGCCACAGACCTCGTGCACGCGCAGAGGATCGTCAGCGCGCACCTGGCCAAGCAGGTGCACTCGTACGCCTGGAGCACGCACCTCTCTGACGAGAGGAGGCCCGGTTCCATCTACACCACCATCAACATCTACACGCGCCGCGGCTTTGGCGGCGGTCTTTTGCGCAGCTTCCTCATCACGGAGATCCCCAATGCCGCTCCCTGAAGGCGTGACGACCATCGCTGTGAGCAAGGACTTCCGCGCCATCCTCGGCGTGGCTCC